CTTCAACGACCAGTCAGAAGAAACAAAAGAATTTATAGGGGGATTATTAATAAAAATAAAAGAGTAACAAATGAAACTTTATCACGTTACAACTGAAAAAAAAGCAAAACTTTATGGAATAACAGGACATATAAATAAACCAGTCAGAGGTTTTACAACACTTGTTAGTGCTATGGCTTGGGCAATACAGGTTGGGCGTAAGGTAATTTATGAAATTGAGGGAAATAATGATAATTTACACAAACTGCCAGACCATCATAATCACCTAGGAGAAGCATGGTGGTTTGATGAAGACATTAACAATTATCAATGTGTATTAAGTTGCACTAATAAGGTACAAGAGTAACAAATGATAAATTAGTAAAAGCAGTAGTAAAAAACTCATTAGAACGACACGAAATGGATAAACTTATCCACACAAGAAACATTTTTAACAAAATAAAAGAGTAAAAAAATGATAACAACAATACTTATAGCAATCCTATTAGCAGGAATAACTGTTTGGATGATAGACTTGTTGAATGAAGAGGACAGGATTCAAAAGAAAGATAACAAGTAAACCGTTAAAGACAACTAAACTTGCAAAGGTAGGCAAACAACCTATATCAAAAATACAAAAGGTTTTATGGGTAGAATGTAGAAGAGTAGCAAATATCCTATACCCCCCTGTAAATGGTATAACGTACTGCTACACGTGTTCTAGTCCTGTTGAAGGTAGAAATAAACATCTAGGTCATTTCCTTGCTAGAACTGTATGTGGTGCATTTCTAAAATACGATATGAGAAACTTGAGATGGCAATGCATAAGTTGTAATATACACTCAGGTGGAAATTCTGCGGTATTCTACAAGCTACTCGCCGAAAAAGAAGGTCAAAAGTATGTCGACAAACTATTTGAAGATAAGAAAAAAACAATAAAAGCATACGACCATTATGTACAATTACTAGAAGAATATAAAAAAATAACACTTGCAATATAACAAATAAGTATTGTATAATAAACATATGGAAAATAAAACAGACACACAAAAAGCATTAGAAGTTCTTATCCAAGCAGTACAAATTGCACAACAAAAAGGAGCGTACACTCTCCAAGATGCACGACTTATCGCTGAAGCAGTTGAAGTCTTTGTTCCTAAACAAGACAAGGTAGAAACTAAAGTAGAAGTTGAAGAGGAAACTGAAGACGAAGAATAACAACAACAATGTACATAGACATTAAAAAAAGAATATTTAAAACAGATCCCGCTAAAAGATTTGCTAAGTATCATAAATGTGATGAGAACACATGGAGAAATGTATGGTACAAATACAAAATGTTAGAATATACTAAGAACGAAGCTAAAGAATACCTCACACTACTAATTAATACACCAGTAACACATAAGAAGTTCAACAGGTGGGTAGAAAGAACAGAAGTATATTTAAAATCACAAATTGCTATACAAAAAGGAGCAATCACAATACACACAGACTTCTTTGGAAAGCATAAAACCTTTGTAGAGAAAGAATTAACAAAGAATAACAAGAGTTTATAACATGCTACACGTAACACACACAATGTATTTTCTACATATAACATTTATGGCAGTAGGTATGTTTTCAGGATTTATATTAGCACTGATTTTTATATCTTACATGGAAAAAACTTTTAAAAATAAATAAACTGTTGTATAATTAAATATATGGCACAAGGAAAAGCATTTACAATAGAACAAAGAGAGCTAATTATACGAAGCCTAAAACCTTATTTAGAAATGGGTTTTTCAAGAAATAAATCTTGTCAGATGATAGGATTAGCACCAACAACACTTTCTGAATGGGTTGTAGACAATGAAGCTCTTCGTATGGAACTACAATCTTGGGAAAATGTAGTAAATACAATAGCTGTACAGAATATTGTAAGTGCAATTCGTAAAGAATCAGAGCTTGATGATGACATAAGAAAAGAGAACTCTTGGAAATGGGCAGAACGCAGACTTAAAGAAGATTTCTCATTAAGAAATGAACTCACAGGAGCAGATGGGAAAGATTTACCAACACCAATAATGAACTTAGATGTACTTTCAAACGACAGCGACAAAACGAATAGCGAAACTGAACCAGAAGATTAGAGCCGTTCAAGGTGGAACTTCTGCAAGTAAAACAATATCTATTTTACTCTACCTTATTGCAAAGGCACAGACAGATAAAAAGCAAACACTTACTTCTGTAATTGCCGAATCAATCCCTCACCTAAAAAGAGGAGCATTGCGTGATTTTAAAAACATAATGAAAGACCACAACTATTGGAAACAAGACCTATGGAACGCAACTGATAGTTTCTATACATTTGAAACAGGTTCACAGATAGAGTTCTTTAGTGCTGATAACCACGACAAACTAAAGGGAGCTAGAAGAGATAGATGTTTTATGAACGAAGCAAACAACTTAACACTTGATGCTTTTGACCAATTAGAAGTGCGAACAAAAGACTTTATATTCCTAGACTGGAATCCAACTACTGAGTTCTGGTTCTATACAGAGATACTCAATAAGCGTGATGATGTAGACCATATTATTTTAACATACAAAGACAATGAAGCATTATCAAAAGAGATTGTACACTCAATTGAATCAAGAAAAAACAGAACAGGTTGGTGGCAAGTTTATGGACTTGGACAGCTTGGAGAAGTAGAGGGAAAGATATACAAAGAGTGGGCAATATTAGATGAGTTCCCTCATGAAGCACGACTTGAAAGAATAGGATTAGACTTTGGATACTCAAATGACCCTACAGCTATCGTATATGTATATTATTACAACGGTGGATATATATTAGATGAGGTGTGTTATACAAAAGGATTAAGTAATAAAGAGATAGCAGACACGATAAAAGATACAGGAAGAACTGCGTTAGTTATCGCTGACAGTGCTGAACCAAAGAGTATTGATGAATTAAAGCTGTATCAACTCAATGTACTTCCGGCATCCAAAGGGCAAGGTTCTGTAAATCAAGGTATACAATTACTACAAGACCAACGTATATCAATAACAAAACGTTCAGTAAACATAATAACAGAATATCGAAACTACCTTTGGAAGACTGACAGAGACGGTAGAGTTATCAATGAGCCTGAAGATGTATACAACCATACTATGGATGCAATAAGATATGCTATGACATCAATACTTGTATCTGGTAGACCTGACCCAATGCTTGAATCACGTATACAACGCAATCGACAAGAGAACAAAGGTTCTATGAAATAGTGGGAATATAAAACACNATTAAACTATTATAATAAAAGATATATATATTATAAGTGTCTCAATACTTATAAGTTGCACATGTAAGATTATATACTTCTTTCATGGAAAATAAGAAAACTTGTAGTAGGGTAGCTACTTTTAATGAATATGGAACTTGTATTGATTGCCAAGGTGGCTTTGAAGGCTGTTTGCATAACAATCTATCAGAAACAAACGAAGGTGTCGTATGTGTAACATGTGGGATTAAAGTTAAATAATATGACAAACAATGTATTTGGAACTATAAGAGGTGAGATAGATGACTTTATAAACAACTCAATCGAAGTTGTACCTGGATATCTATTTAATCAATACGATACAATCAGACGGTGTCACTTGTACCTAAACTCTAGGTTTCTAGACTCTTCTTGCTATCAGAATAAAGAAAAGATATTCTACAACATAGTTAAATACCGAAGAGATATCGCTGCAAAGTTTCTTAACATTGATACAAAAGATATCAGACTATGGGAACTCAACCCAGAAAGCAAATGGTCTACGTTTCTATTTGAAAAAGAGCTTAAACTATGGATGAAGAAGAACAAGATGGGTAAACTCTTAAACGATATGGCTGTTGAAAGTCCTTCATTTGGTAGTGTTGTGATTAGAAAAACAAAGAACTCAGCGACAATGGTAGACTTGAGACGGTTATTCCTTGACCCTACCGTTGAAACTATACAGAAGTCACGCTTTATTACTATAAAGCACTACTTCACAGCTACAGAACTGAGAGAAAAAATCAAAGATGGTTGGGATGAAAAAACAGTTGAGTACATGATAGAAGAGCGTGAGAATGCTAACAATAAGAGTAATGCACCTAAATCATATGAGAAGAACTCAATGGATAATATTATCCGTTCATCTCCATACTTTGAAATCTATGAGCGTTTTGGAGAAGTACATGAATCACACCTTGGCGGTAGAGGTAACAAGATGGTACGTTCACTATTTATTGTCTACAATCCATTTGATATAATGATGGATGAACAAGGAAACTATAAAGGAGAGAACGGTTCTGTTCTATTCAAATCAAAATGGAATAAACCATATCCCTTCAAGGACTATCACTATACAAAAACTATGGGAAGATGGCTTGGTATCGGTGTTGTTGAAGACCTATTTGAAGCACAAGAGCGAAGAAACGAGCTTGCAAATCAAAAGCGTATTTCAATGGAGATATCAACAATCCATCTATTCCAAACTCCAGGCAAGAACCTTGTAAATAACATAATGTCAGACCTTGTTAGCGGTGATTTAATCCAAACTGGACCAGATGGAGAAATAAAACCTATAGCAAATGAAGAGCGTAATCTAAACGCCTTTAACTCAGAGGAAATACAATACGATATGCTTGCTGATAAGTTATCTTTTGCAACAGCACAAGCAAGTGGAGAAGCATTGCCCGCATCAACACCAGCAACAAATGCTGTTATCCAACAAAACAATACTAACTCATTGTTTGGTTTCAAAAGAGAAAACTTTGCATTGTTTATACAAGAATTCTTTGTTGATTTTGTACTTGATAACGTCTTTAAAAATCTAACAGATGAACATATCCTACGATATGCAGGAACACCAGAAGAGATACAGAAACTCGACCAAGGATACATTGATGTACTCACAAAGGAGTTTATAATCAATAACGTATTAAAGAACGGTGTTGTACCATCACCTGAGGAGATACAGCTAACAGTACAGAACTATGCNTTTGTACTAAAAAAAGAAGGTGGTACACGTTTTGTTAATGTAAAAGAAAACTTCTACAAAGATATATCATTTGAATTTGATATCATGGTNGGTGCAGAACAAGAGAACGTTGCANTAATGGCAAACAANCTATTCCAAGTACTCACAGCTGTTGCACAAAACCCAATGATACTTGAGAACCCTATTACTAAAACGCTTATCTTTGAATATGCACAAAAGATAGGTATCAATCCAATGAAACTTGAGCTTGCACAAAATCAACAAGCTCAACAAGTACAGCAAGCCCCACAAGGGTCACCACAAGCCCCACAAGGAGCTACACAGCCTCCTGTAGGGCAGAACGCTACTGCCCCTGCACGTGTACAATAATAAAATTATTTAGTATAATAAAGCATGACAGATGAAATAAAAAAAAAGTTGCAGTCAAAATTCTTCTCAGACCCAGATTGGGTTTTAGTTGAGAACATGATAAACGAATACATTGAACCTCTCAGAGATATCAGTACGATAAATCTTGATAGGGGAAGTGATTCTGTTATGGCAGATGTTGCAGGTAGACAAAAAGCATACGCAGGTATGACAGCTTTCCTCAGAGATTGTCGAATCTTAGGGAAAAAACCATTATCAGATAATACAAGTTTTAAATAGAGTTATATTATGGGACCAGGTAAAGAAGGAACATGGAATAAAGTTTCAAGACCAGTAAGAACAGCTAACATGATTGCAGAACAAAAGCCTATGGGCTTTGCAGGTTCAGCATTTCTTCCATCAACAGAAGCACCACAACGTGCAGAACAAGCAGGTGGTATGAAATCAGCAATGTTTGTTGGAAAGATAGGAAACGGAAATGTAAAGAAAACCTCACTCAAATCTCCTTCGGCAGAACCAATGCCAAGAGGAATGATGGATGGTGGAAAGTATTAACATGGAAGTACGCAGACCAACAAATCAATCGTGTACATTCTCAACTACAGGCAAATGCAATTGTAAGAAAGAAGTAAACGATAAGATGCTTGCAACAAAAGCATCACCACAANCAACGTCTACAATTAAAAAGTAATAGACAACGGTTATAGTGACACCCGTAACAAAAAACTAATTATAAACAAGTATCGTTCTTATCAAAACGTTTAACCAGTTATCATTTATATGGAACAAGAAAATGAACAGGCTCAAGAAGGTGTAGAGGAGCAGGAGGAAAATACACAGGAAGAAAGTGACTATACGGAACAAGAAGAGACAGTCACAATTCCAAAACAGAAGTTCGTAAAAATGCAAAGAAAGGCACAAGCCTACGATGCAAAAAAAGACGAGCGGTTACCAAAACAAAACATTAACAACAATTCTGATGCCAAGTGGCGTGAAAAAGTAGAATTAAGAGTCGATGGATATGATGATCAAGCTGTTGAATTCATCCAAAAAAATGGAGGAAAGAAAGCACTTGAAAACCCATACATTTTGAAAGCAATCGAAGCTATGAAAGAACAACATATGGCAGAGAGAGCAACAATAGATGAAGGATCAAAGTCAGAATCAGAAAGACAATTTAATCCAAAAGATTTTGCAAAACTTACAGCATCGGAGCAAATTAAAGTATTGTCCAATCTATAAAAATCTTTAACAATAGAATAGATTTGGTCATACAAAAAACAATATGGCTTCATCAACAACAACACTCACAAACTTGATGCCTATTCTTTACGATACAAAATTCCTAGAAAGAGCAAAAAATATGCTCTGTTACGACTATGGAGCTGATCGTAAGAATATGCCTCAAAACTCAGGAAAAACAGTTTTCTTTAACCGTTTTTCACCACTCGCTATTATAACAACATCACTAACAGAATGTGAAAACCCAGAAGCTCTCGATATGACTTCTACTATCGTATCAGCTACAATTGCTGAATACGGAAGATACGTTAAGGCTTGTTCACTATTTACGCTAACAAGTATTGACGAAAACCTCTTGGAGCACATTGATGTTATAGGACAAAACGCTGGAGAAACAATCGACACTCTTTTGAGAAACACAATGGTTGCAGGCTCAACAGCACAACTTGCTAACGGTAAGGCAACACTTACAGCTGTAGCGGCTACTGACACTATTACAGGTGCAGAAATCCGAAAGGCTGTGCGAACACTTTGTAAAAACAAAGCGTACAGATTCGCAGACGGATTTTTCCGTGCTATTATCACATGTGATGCAGTCTATGACTTACGTGGAAATAGTGAATGGCTAGATGCTTTCCGTTATACAGATGCAACACCAATCCGAAATGGAGAGGTAGGAACACTTCACGGTGTTAAATTCTGTGAGACTAACAACCCAGCTGTACAAGTTGGTTCAGGAGCGTCTTCAGCAGATATCTACTCAACATTCGTATTCGGTGCTCACTCATACGCTATGATTAACCTTGACGGTCAGCCTGGAACACGAGTAATCGTTAAACAGTCTGGTTCAGAAGATACATCAAACCCTCTTAATATGTTCGGTACAGTAGGATGGAAAGCATACTTTGCTTCTGTCGTACTAAACAGTGCATGGATTGTTCGAATCCAAAGTGGAGTTACTGCTTAAATTAAGCAATTCAATTAAATAATTGTTTGCTCGTATTCATCCCTGTTAGAGATATGCGAGCAAAACAGGAAACAATTATTATTACTAATAAACAAATAAAAATATGACTATAAAAGAATTTGAAACAAAACTAAAAGAAATAGACCCAAAGTATGAGATTATCCAACACCCAAACAACCCAGAACTCGCTGGACTTTACTACGACAGAAATCTAATAAATAAAACAGGTTTTCTTGTTACTGTACCAGCAGATGAGATTAGAGAAGAGTACGACCCTTCTTTTACAGACTCAACAGGTCACCCTCACAACTGGGGAATCAAGGTTAATGACATTGCTATCGAACATCTTCGAAGACTAGCAGTAGACAAGGAATACTACAATGACTTTTACGCCCCACTAGACTTTAGTACAGCACGATAACATGCGTGTACTGATGCAAAATAGACCAAAGGAATTATGGACAGGTGGTGACATGATTCAATTGGAGAAAACGCAAGAAGCACTTGATTTACTAGGACTTGATGTATCATTTAATGGACAACCACTCTTCACGCCAGCATTATACCTACAAACATTTGATATAGTTCACCTATGGAACTTCTCAATGGAATGGACACGCTATCAAGTATGGGCGGCGACTAAACATAAGAGAAAGATAGTCTGCTCTATGATATATCACGAAACTGACAAGTTTATATCTTACGATGAACAGCAAATAATGATTGATGCATGCCATGCTTTTATATTTCTATCTCAGGGAGAGTTAGAACGTGCTAAACGTCACTTACAAATACCAGAGGATAAGATACACATTGTTGAAAATGGTATCGATGCATCGTGGTTCAATAAACCAGATAAGAATAAACATGGTGACTATGTTCTCACTGTTGGTAGGATAGAAGATGCAAAGGGACAACTAGCTACATCTAAAGCATGTAAAAATCTAGGCATACAATACATTTGTGCAGGTCAGATAATGGATGAAAAGATAGCTAAAAGCATACAAGATAATGGGGGTATACTCTTTGGTAATGCATCACCAGATGATCTACGAACACTCTACGCACACGCTCAGTGTGTTGTGCTAGCATCAATGCATGAGATATTCCCTCTTTGTGTAATGGAAGCAGGATCTCAAGGAACTAACATAGTACTCACAAAAGGTTCAGAATGGAAAGACATACCCGGTGTTGAACTATGCACATTTAATAACGTAGCTAGTATTCAAAAAGCTATAGAGAAATCAATTCTAAAACCTAAGAACAAAGCATTTCAGAAAAAGCTAAAAGAGATGACATGGGAATCAGTGGCAAAACGTATCAATAACATATATAATAATATTTAATTATGAAAAAAAACAAATTCGAGATATTTACAACAACAGAAAACAAAGCTATTCCAAAAAACATGGTGCTTATAAAAGACAATGAGGGATGGTTATTTCTACAAAACGAAGGCACACAATGGTATATCAATCACACCAATACATTTAACTCAAAGTCTAAAGAGGATGACACAACAGTGATTAAGGCAATTATCAAACAGGTAAAGATAAACAAGGCTGTTATAGATGAAAAATAAGATTGCTTTTATTAGTACAGACTGGAACGACAACGAATACCGCAAAGCAAACAACGCTTACGGTGGCGTTTCTTACTATCGTTTAATAAAACCAATGCAATTGCTACGTGAGAAGTATGATGTCACCTTTTATGGTTCAGATATAAATAAACTATCTAAAGGAAAGAGAACAGATGTTTTCTATGACTTACTGACAAGGACATACAACATGATAATTGTTAAGCAGATTGATAACGCAACAAGTGCTCAGGCTCTCATACACTGGTGCAATCATAACAAATGTATCTTAGTGCAAGACTTTGACGATGACATGCTCTCTGTACGTGATGACCAGCCCGCAAGTAAAATGGGATATACACCAGGCGGAAATAGAAGAGCCTACAGTGCATCAATGATGTCACTTGCTGATGCTCTTATTGTATCAACGCAACCGTTGAAAGAGTCTTTCACAAAAGTACTCAAAGATGTATTTAATGAGGATAAAGATATTTATGTCTTTCCAAATTACAACGATGTAAAAGACTGGAAATATAAACAACCAAAGAGAAGTAATCAGAAGATTGTAATAGGATGGATGGGTTCTGTTACGCATGATGCAGACCTAAAACTTGTTATGCCCGCACTCGCTAAGGTGCTTGATATGTATGAGAACGTGTACCTAGAACTCCTAGGAGGTATCATGCAAGGCTCACTCGCATATCTTCTGCAAGATTTTAGTATAGAAGCAAAAAAAAGAATACGCATAGTATTTGGTACACCCGCATTTGATACATATCCAAAGCTAGTAATGACTCAAAAATGGGATATAGGTATCGCACCTTTAATCGATGATGCTTTCAATAAAAGTAAAACGCATATTAAGTGGATGGAATATACAATGATGAACATACCAACAATAGCATCTGACGTGTACCCTTATACAGAAAACATACCAAAGGATACAGCCTTGATTGTAAAAGATAACGGATGGATTGATGCACTGTGTAAACTTATTGAGGATGATGACTTAAGAGATACACTTCTTAGTAATGCAAGAGAGTATATACATAACAACTTACAATGGGAACAACACAAAGAAGATTATGTTAGAATAGTGGGAGAGATATTTAATAAGCATANAACAAAATAAACATATTAGTATATTTTCTTTGTTGTTTTATTTTAAAGATAGTATACTATGTGCATGGTTTTTTCAGATACAATTACAGAACAAGGAATCGTTCAGGATATTGATTTCCTTGTAAATACTGATGCAACAAAGTTTCCAATATCTGATAAGACAAGAATTATCAACAGATGGGATGAAAAAGCTGTTGGGAAAATGCTAGAAGCCGATGGAAGGTGGCAATTTGGTGATTCAAATTATACAGATTTACCTATTGGAACAACAGACCTTACTTTAGAACAAAACTATTCTTTTTCTAAAGAGTTTTTGCGTGTTACTCGAGTAGAAATAAAGGATAGAAGTGGTAAATGGAAATGGCTACAACCTATGGACCAGAACGATGTGCGAAGACGGTCAATAACAGAGATGGGAGAACAAGAAGGTGAACCTTTGTACTATGATAAACTTGCAGACTCTATTTTCTTGTACCCAAAACCAAACTATACACAGGTGGCAGGTCTAAAGGTCTACTACCAAAGGACATCTTCACCTTTTGTGGCTACAGATACTACAAAAGAGCCTGGATATGCTTCAATATTTCATAGATACCCAGTTATTGGTACAGCTCTTGATTATGCAATAGCAAACTCACTTTCTACAGTAAAAATTCAAGCTTTCCGTGACGAATTATTACGAATGGAAATTGACATCAAAGAGTTTTACAGTAAAAGGTCAAAAGATGAGAATGTTTCTCTACAAGCGAGAAAGGTGAGTTACAGGTAATATGGCAATATGGACTAATCAACCAGAAAATGGGCAAGTCGGTGAAAACTTTTTCTTTCTTATAGACAATACACACAGGTTTCTTATAGACGATACACACAATTTACTAATACAAGACGGTGCTACGGGAGTAGTATGGACAAATCAAAACAAAAATTAACATGGCATACACAGAAAACGAAAAATCAACAGGACTAGACGCACTAACTGACATAGCACAGAATGACTTAGTCATATTCGGTGATGTATCTGACTCAGGTTTTGCAAAAGCTATTACAAAAGAAAATCTTGAAATAGATATTGCAAATAGTCCTACTTTTATAAACAATCTAGTAGCAAACTCAACATTTATCACTGGAAGTAATCCTTTAACAACAAAAGGTGATATCTACATAAGAGGAACTACTGGAGTAGCAAGACTTCCTGTAGGAGCTGATGGTCAAGTACTTTCAGCTGATAGTACAGTAGCAAATGGTCTTATATGGGCAGATGTACAAGCAGGTGGTGGCGGTGGTGGTACTAAACTAGCTATCGATACAAATGAGGTAACAGTTACAGCAACAGTAGCAGAAACAACGCTATTTACAGTACCTATTCCCGCAGGAACGCTTGGCACAAACGATGCAATCCGTTTCTTTATCTATGGAACTATGCAAAATCCAGGTACATTTACATTTAGAGTAAAATACGGGGCAACAACACTCACAACATTTACTCATACACTAAATAGTAACTCAGTTTCTTACAATGCACTGTTGAAAGGGATTATAGTAGCGGATAATTCTTTATCTGCACAAAAAGCTCAAACAGAGTTTATAGCAAAACATAATCCAAACGCTGGATTTGAAGGAAAGACTGGTATTGGTACATCTGTTATCAATAGCACACTAGCACACGACCTTGTTATCACTGTTCAAAATAGTGATGTTGCAGGTACAATTACAGTAGAGAGTATATTAGTTGAAAAACTATCCTCATCTCAAGACGGTATCGTAATATACCCAGATGCATCTGAAGACCTTGTTATCGGGACACCAGTAGGTATCTCAAATGGTCTTAACTCTGTAGCTAAAGCATCAACAAATTTTAAGTCTGTATCTTTACCAAGTGCTGGTAATAACCAATCAATATTTCCATTTAAAGAAAGTTTTGCTACTCTTGGGAATAGTAAGTATGCTTTCCTAACACTTAATAATAATACTACAACATTAAGAGTATTTGTATCTACTATTAACAGAAATACAATGACACCAACAGTTGGAACTGGTGAAATTATTAGTTCTGATATTATTGGAAATCAATTTGCTATCGTAAAACTCGATACAGATAAATTTGTAGTACTTTATAGACAAACTGCATCAAATACAATACTTAGAGCAATAGTATGTACTGTATCAGGAACAACTATTACGGCATCTAGTCCAGTGTCACTATATACAGCAGGTTCAAACATAGCAAATATAACAGCTTCATTTCTCGGAACTGATAAGTTTGTATTGTTTACA